TTAGCCGAAGTGTACGTCTTTCGGCGAAAACTCCTTCTGCAGGTTATTTGCTTCTGCGGGAGCATTGCGTTCGATAGCGGCCCATACGGCATCATTAAAGCGGCCGTCAATACGAGCATACTCCAGCGCGTAAATCAATTCGATCCGGTTTGCTTTGTAGCCGCCGAATTTGTCTTCGAGGTTGTAGAACTCGATTGCAGTGAGGTCGCCTTCGTGCTCCCGGTCGTCAACATACTTGAGCACTTCGTCGATGAACTCGGCCTTAACGGAGTAGGCTTCCGCGAACGGATCGCTCTCATACTTCTCTCGCGCGCTGTCTTCGTGAAAAATCGGTGCGAGGCGATTGTAGTACGCGAACGCGAGGGCGCTATCGAAGTTCTCCGGATTCTGGATATAACCGATCAAGAACGATTGACGTTTAAGCTCGTAAAGAGCGATGAGTTGTTGGTCCATGTGTGTTTTTCTCTTTGAAGTTGGCCCTTCGATGGGCCACCCATTCTAGTACGGCCTAACGGCTCGTGGCGCGACTTGCCTCAAGCACTTACCGAGGGCGGTCTGTCATTTACCAGGGGATGCCGCCTTGCTTCGACTCGTCGGCGAGAATCGCCGGAATGCTGTCGCTCGTCGACATGCTCGGTCGAGGACGGAATTCATGTCGGCATGACAGAACTGCGAGCGGGTGGAGGAGACGATGAAACGGCCCCAAAAGAACCCTCTCCCAAAAAAGTGATCAACCCTATAGGGGGAGTCGCTTCGCTGGTCTTCGTGGCGCTCGCCAAGAAGCCAGACGTAACGCTGGTTCACAGTCATTTGTCGCGAACAGCTCACCAAAAATATAGCGTGGCTTGACCACGCGAGGGTGAGCGGCCCATGGCTTCTTCGCCTGACGAATTCTATTGTCAAACACCCATAAGAGGCGGCAGCATGTAGGAAACAAGACCTATACGGGGGAAGCTATGGCAAATTCAGTTGAGCGGAAAGAGAATCGAGTAATTGTTACAGGGGAGATTTATGATTTTCACAGGCTGCTTGCGCAGATTCATCATATCATAGAGAAGCTGGGTTACTCAGAAGTGGTTCTGGACTTGGGTAAGTGTGAAAAGGCATATCAAAATTCAATGTTGTCGGTGTGCGCTCAAGTGATGGCGTATAGAAATGCGGGTGTGGTATTTCAAATTGTTCCGCCAACCGAAAAATTGCTATTGAATTTATTTGTAAGTAATAACTGGGCGCACCTCCTTGATCCTGTTGCGTTTGCTCCATCTGTTTTTAAAGGTCACACGAGAATACCTGCGACACAATATAAAACACCTTCTGAGCAGCAGGCTGCTGTTAATAAAATTGTAAATGTAATGCTCGGCGCGATTCCGGAAATGGAGCGCTCTGATTTTGAGGCCTTTGAGTGGTCTATTAATGAGCTTACTGACAATGTATTAGTTCATTCTCAGTCGACTGTTGGCGGCTTAGTGCAGGTCTCCACCTTTGTTAAATACCGAAAGCGCATTCAGTTTGTCGTGGCCGACGCCGGCATTGGGATCCCTGCGTCGCTCCGTAGCGGGCGCAGTGATGTTGGATCCGATACGGAGGCGCTGGATATGGCGATCCGAGAGGGTGTTACGCGGGATAGTTCTGTTGGCCAAGGTAATGGAATGTTTGGGAGTTACGAGATCTGCAGTAAATCAAAAGGGGATATCTTAATTGATTCTGGGTATGCTCGTCTTAAATACGACCCAAATGTCGGCTTGTCGATTAAAGATCAAGCCGTCCCTTATGCGGGAACGTTGATTGTCGCGACTCTTGATTTTTCTGATCCAGGGCTGCTGGAGGATGCGCTTAGATTTAGGGGGGTTAAGCACTCTCCGTTTGGGTATGTTGAAGCAAAATATGAATCGAATGCGGATGGTGATATTTACTTCAAGCTCGTTGATGAATCGACGTCTTTCGGGAGTCGCGTTTCCGGTAAGCCGGTTCGCCTAAAGCTCGATAATCTTCTGAAAATGAGCGTTGATAGAATGGTTTCGGTGGATTTTGAGGGGGTTCCGATTCTGTCGAGTAGCTTTGCTGATGAGGTCTTCGGAAAACTGTTTTTGTCGATTGGGCCAATAAAATTTCTTCGGCGAGTTAAATTGGTTAATATGAGGGAAACAGTTGAGGGGCTCGTGAACAAAGCGATTGAGCAGAGAATGAAGGTTGGTATCTCAGATGCCGACGAGTAGACGAACAAGTGCGAAAGCCTACTTTGCTCTGGAGACACGCAGCCTTGCGTTATGGCGATTGCGTGCTGGTACGCGACCGAGCGCGATGTCTTGGAGTCGCTGGAGCAGTACGCCGTGGTCCTTCAGCGGCGTGGCTAGGAGTTGAGGTTTCTTCGGCTGACTGGCTCCCGGAATAGTCACGCACTATTGACTCATGGCCCATCAAATTGCCCTTTATCTCTGTTGTTCGCTGAATTTTCTTGAAAGAGGGAAATTTTCTGTGTGCGAGGGAAATGTGCGATCGAGACGCAAAGATCGTTGGAATGTTGGAATATATGATGCCCCCTCCCGTGGGATTGCCCGCCAGCTCCATTCGAGCGATTGGGTTCGGGCGACGTTTGGAGTGGTCCGCTACTCCGACCATGCTTCCTTCAACACACGTGTAGGAGCCCGACGAGGAGGATGGTTCCAAGCCGTTTGTATGTAACGGCCCCGAGAGTCAAGCCACTGCCGGATCACGCAAGCGCATGAGGAGCGATTCGACCGCCGGTGTGAGCGGATCGGTCGTGCCTTCGCGGTCATCGTATAGGGTGCCGAGCACGAGCAGAACGGCCGAGCGCACTGGGCCCGGCACGGTGCTCGTAGTGTTGTCGTCTTCGAGCGCCCAGGTCTCGGGAATTTCCTCGAGCTTCAGGTAGTCCACGACGATGCCGCTGGCTGCGTCGATAAGATCCTTGATTGCGTCGTCATCCTCGCCCGCTTCGACGCGCAGGTGCGAGAGTGCGCGATTGAACGAGACGAGTTGCTTAATTGCCATTTGTCGGCTCCTTCGATTCAGGTGCGCTGGTCAACGTCGCGCTGCTTGGCGCCGGGTTCGTGTCGCGCTTCGCGAGTGCGCCGAGCGAATAGTTCTGCTGTTGAAGATACGGCGTGTCGCCGCCCGGCACGGGCGGCATGTTCTCCGCTGCGCGCGCCTCATTCGGGGCCATCCAGCCGCCGCCTACGGCTTTCGAGTGCGCGTCATAACGCGCGGCGGGGTCCATGCGCAGCAGCCCGCGCACGTCAACGTCGAAACCCTGTCCGTCCGGCACTTCGAAACCGTCATCGAGACAGAGTTCGAGCTCTTCGATGGGGGCTTGCAGGCAATCGGTGTAGTACGACTGTTCGAGCGCGCCGATGTTGGCCGCCGTTTTCGAACCGGTCGGGTCCGCACCAATCTTATAGAGCGGTACGTGATAGCAGCGCGCAACGTCCTCGACAGCCCACCGGAGCTGTTCGACGAGCTGCGCATCAGTCGCGGTCATCATGACGGTTTCGTACTTCAGCCCGTCGCCCACGACGGCCAAACGGCCGGCATTCTCCCCGCCGTAGTTCGTTTCCCAATGCGTCTTGAGCCGGTTTGCGGTTTCGTCGCTGATCTTGCCGGGCGCGGATAGGATGCCGCCGGGCCGCGACATGTTGCCGAAGAACTTCCGGCTGTTCTGCTGGATACGGTTTCCCATCGTGCCGGCAGCCGCTGCCGCGACGATCGGCGATACGCCGATGAGCGGATGCCACGGGCAGATACCGCGATCATGGATGATCTCGGACGCGGGAATCGTGACTTGCTCGGGCACGCCGCGAAGCGGATCGGCGGCGACCTGATAGAACACGGCGCCGCTCGGCGCGACGAGCGGAATCACGCGCGCCGGATCGAGCACGTACATCGCAGTTACGTTGCGCAGCATGTCGCGAACGAGCAGGACATACGTGTTGCCGGCGAGCAGCTTCGACACCTGCCACGCCTTCACGAACTGAATTCGATTTTGGTACGGATTCGGCCGACGTAGCGGCCCCGTGAAACGGGGCGCACTGGCGTCCTGCCAGATATTGCCGATCTGCTTCACGAACCGGATGCCGAGCTTCGAAATGTCTGATGCGATGCGATCCACGCACGCGTACACGGCCGAGAACGCGAGCAGGTCGTGACGGCTATCAATGCCCATACCGGCCTGCCACGCGCCCGCGAATGGCTCGCGCACGACGCCAGCAATCGAATTGCCGCCGCCGACCGGAATCGGCGGAGCGGCTTTTCGTATCCACGAAAGCAGCCGCATCAATCCCCCGGCCGCATGTCGCGTCGCTTGTACGTCGACCGCTTCGGCGCAACATCGCGAATCGTGCCGAGCAGGCGTAGCAAGGCGACGTGCTGTTCTTGTTCGACCTCGATCCGCTCGCCAACTTGCCGCATGCGTCCCTTGTACGGGAACGCCACGGCCACCTCATAGGTTTGCATGGCGTTCTCCGCTTAGCCCGCTTGTGCTGCGTCGCCGTAGGCCGCGCCGGAGAGGTACTGAACGCCCTCGGCGCGGCGGCGCTTCCAGTTGATGAAGCGCTCGGCCTTCATGGCGATGAAGCCGTTTTGCCACAGCGACACCAGCTCCGTTGCACCGGCAACGGGTGCGCTGTCCATTTGCAGCGACGCTTCGCGGCTCACGTCGAGCGTCACGCCGCCGTCGTCGGCGAACAGGATTTCGCTTGCCTTCGCAAGCACGATGTTGTCGCCGACCGTCTGCGAGAGGATCGCCGGCAGACCGAAGAACGTGCCGCCCGCCATCGTGAGGCCCGGAAACTCGGGCTGCCCGAGCGCATTCAGCATCAGCGAGAGCGACAGAGCCGTCGTTTCCGACATGATCCAGACCGCGCCCGCGACCGACAGGTTGGCCGCGATGTATGCCTGGAATACCTTCTTCACGTCCGCGCGCACGGCTGCCGCATCCTTGCCCGATGCCGGAATGGCCTTGACGCCGTTCGTGATCGACGCGGGCGACAGTCCGTTCGCGCCGGCCGCCACAGCCGGGTCGATGAACTGCTGGTCGAGGAACTGGCTAATCGTCGAGATGAGATCCTGCTGGATGACGCCTTCGGCGCTCGGCGTCGAGAAGCGCGCAAGCTCTTCCGTGATCGCGACGATGCCTGCCACCTTCGAGAAGCCGAGCGTCGTCGTGTTGAATGCGAGTGCCGACACCGGCGCGGGCTTGCCTTCGCCGACCCAGCCGACCGACGAGCCCGTCGTCTGGCCGGGGACGCGGACATTGAACGGCACACGACGCATGCCTTCGATCCGGCCGACGATCGTTGCGGGGCGCAGCAGTTCGATGAATTCGGCGGCCATGTCCTGATACTGGACGAGCGGCCCGGCCCACGCCGGATCAGTCGTCGTGCCGGCCGCGACTGCCGCCTTGAGCACGATTTCGACTTCGGGCGTCGAATCCTTCCATTGCTTCGCGATCTCGGCCGCTTGCATGAGGTTGCCCTTCGAGCGCGCGAGTGCGATCGCGTAGCGCGTGAATGCCGTGCCCTTGGTGACATTCGGCTTCACGATGACGGGCGAGTGTGCCGCCGGGCCGCCAGTGACCGGAACGGCAGACTTGGCCTCGATCGCTTGCTGTTCCTTGAGGCGCGCTTCGTGGGTGTCGAGCGACTTCAGTTCGAGGCCGATTTGGTCGTATTCCGTCGCCTCGTTGTCGTTGAGCGTGCGAGCGCCGTCGGCCGCTGCGCCATCCATCAGCGCCTTTTGTCGTGCGAGGTGATCGGCGCGCTTCTTGGCGAGTGCGGCGAGTTGTTGAGCAATGGTCATGTCGGATTCCTTGATGATGGGAGCACTCAAACGCACGACGGGCGCTCCCACACGGGACTTGTCATGCGCCTTGATCGATTGAACTGCCGCGTCAGCGTTTGCCGGGATCGTCACGGCGCTGAGTTCGAACAGCTCACAGGATTTGATGAGGAAGCCGCCAGTCGCCTTGTCATACTCGGCGTCGATGGGACGGAATCCGATAGACAGGCCCGGCACCAGACCGGCTTTGATGAGGTTGTATGCCTCGTCGATGTAAGCGGCAGTGCCGGCCGGGGCGATCGTCGCCTCAACCTCCGCGCCGGCCGCTGTGACCGTCATTTTGTTGACGGTGCCGATGGGCTTGCTCGGGTCGTGCTGCCACAGCAGCGGGAACGGCGTCTTGAACTGGATGCCTTCCGGGACAACGGTATCGCCCGCGCGATCGGGCGTCGGCGTGGAGGCAATGCCCTTGAGCACTCGCGACCCGTCGTCGAGGTTCTTCACCTCGAACCGCGAGAACGCTTTATTCGAAGCGCTCGCGGTTTGCTTGGTGATAAATTTCGAAATTTGTCGATTCATTAGCATTTTGTTGCGTGAATGCCGCTATTATCACGCATAAAGTGCCGATGTCAAGACTAAATGAAGAACATTTGCGGCTCAATTTCGGATTCTGTCGCATTTTGTTGCGTGACACCGACCGCCATCGCCAAGGCCACCATGCCGTCAATGCGGCCGGTCGACTTCTGTTTCGTGAATTTGCGGTTGCCGGCCGGATCGGAAACGGCCACCGTGTTCACGGCGCACATTTGCAACACGGGATGCCCGCCGTGCCGGAGCTTGCGCGCGAGCAGGCGTGCTTCCAGTTCGCGGATAGCCGGCGACATGGAGATGAAGCCCTGACCGAATTCGACGAACCGGCTTAGCTCTTCTTCCGAGAAGCCGACCCGCTCAAGCCATGGTTTCAGGAAGCGCATGTTGTAGCGGTCGAACGCGAGCGCGCGCACGTTGCACCGGTCGAACACACCGCGCAAGTGTTCGGCGACGAATTCGTATTCGATAGCGCGGCCGGGCGTCGTCTGAAGCAGACCGTCCCGCGCCCATACGTCATAAGGCACGCGATCGGCGCGCGCCTTCGCTTCTAGACCATCTTCGGGGAGCCAGAATGTCGGATGAACGTCGCCGGCCTCCGACACCAACACGAGCGCTGTCAAGTCGCTGACGCTCGATAGATCGAGGCCGCCATACACGTCTTCGCCGTCCAATTCGGCGGGTTCGCCGCTGTTCTCCATCCAGATCGCGCGCGCGACGAACGGATTGCGCGCTTCGACGCGCTGATTCAAAACCAAGTTGCGATAGGCCGACTCGCGGCTCGGCAGGCGCTTCGCGTCCGACGCCATGCGACGCACTTCCTCGCGATTCATGAACACGTCGAAATGCGGGTTCGCCAGCCGGATCGCCTCATCGCTGAACGGGTCCATGTCGAGCGGCGCGGTATAGAGCGCCACCTTCAGGCGCGGATCGGCGCCGCTGAGCGCGTCGTCGATGAGCAGGCTGAGCAGGTCGCCATCGGTCGGGGCCTGCGTGCTGATGACGATCGACAGCGGGCTTTCCTGCGCAGCGCTCGCCGTCTCCAGTGCTTCGTACAGTTCGGAGCGCGGGCCTTTGACTTGGCCCAGCTCGTCATGGATCGTGAGCGCGGGGCTCAAGCCGAACTTGGTCGCCGCGTCGGCCGACAGCGCCTTGTAGATCGTGCCAAGGTCATGGCACAGCAGTTCCTTCGCCGTATCGCGGATCGTGACGTACTGCGATAGATCCTCCGACATGCGCACCACCTTCGCGGCCAGCTCGAACAGTACGGCCGCTTGGTCGCGCGACTGCGCAGCGCTGTAGAGCTGGCTGTTCGGCTGCGCTTCCGGGCCGACGAGGTGAAGCAACACGAGGAACGCGGAGAGGGCCGTTTTGGCGTTCTTGCGCGCCATCGAGAGGATGAACGTGCGCGTCGGCGTGTCGTAGATTCGCTTGATCCAGCCGCGTTGCTCTTTCGTGAGCTTGACGGGCTGCCCGACGAGCCGGCCTTCAGGGATGCGGCAGTGTTCCTCGATCCATCGGATGTTGCGCTCGCCGCGAGAGACACGCTTTACGCGGGGAGTTCCCATGGTTTCTTTGCCTTCTTCTGGTTCGCCTGCGCACGGCCTACCGTCGTGGGGTGCTCGACCGCTTGCCGCGTGATGCGCAGTCGCGTCGCGAGCGACGAGGCCGCGCGGCTCTCGCGCTCAGACATTGCGAGCAGCCGGTCGTAGCGCTTCAGGCCGTCGTCGTCTGCGAGCCATGCGCGATCGAAATTCAGCACTTCGTCGGCGAGCACGCGCGCGTTCGTGATGTGTCGGCAATACAGCTCGAGCAGCGGCGAGTGCGTCGCAGTGAATGCGCTTGCCGGCTGATCGTTCACGACTTCGACCCAGACTGCCCGCTCGCCGTCGCTCAGGTGAAGCGGGGGCGCGAGACGCTGCTCCGACGCAACCGGTGCGGCTGGCGCCGTTACGATCGATGCGGCGGATTTCCGCCCGCGTTGAGCCATTTTTTCCCTTTTTTGTCCACGTTTATGAAAGCGAAGGGGACGGGCGGTTTCCCGCGATGCGACGCAAGAAAAATCGACCATCCCCCCCCGGCCGGGGTCGCCGGTCATGACCAACTGCCATCGATTGGCAGGCCGTCCGGCCCGAACGCCTTGCGCTCGCGATAGCCGAACTGCTGGCGCGTCACCTCGTCATGGTGATCGGCACATAGGCCTCTGAGGTTGTCGTCGGCATCGGTGCCGCCGTGTTCGAGCGGCGTGATGTGATCCACGACGACGGACTCGCGAACAACGTCCTGTTCAGCGCACAGCACGCAGACCGGATCGCGCCGAAGGATGCGCGCGCGGATCTTCATCCACTTGCTGCCGCGTGTGCGCTGTTGGACTCGTGCGCTCATCGCATCGACCTCGGCGGCGGCAGTGGCAGGAACCGGCGCGACGGTTGCGAGCCCATCGTGCTTGCGCGGGACCAGCAGAACAGGACGCGCTCAAGTTCACCACGCGCATTCAGCGCGTGCGCGGTCGCTGCGTCGAGGTATGCCTCGGGTGCGGGAGCGGTGAGAATTTGTTCTCGCGGTGGCATGTGATTGCTCAAAACGAATGTATCAAGCAATTATGTTCTACGTTCTGGACGTTTACAACCAGCATCCCAAAACAGGAGGGGGGTTCCTGAAACGGGCATGCCTGAAACAGGAGGGGCCGCGCTGCGGCGCTTACGGAGAGTCGGCACCGCTTGTCGGGGTAGAGGGGTGAGATTTGGAGGGGGTGGAATTTCGAGGGTGTCGAATATTGCACCCTTTCGCGCGAGCCTTGTGAGCAAAGGGTTTGCGGGAGATCGGCCCATCTTGGGGGCGGTCTAACAGCCCCAATTCCCGCTGAAATAGTCCCAATTTCGCCTGAAAGGGTGCCGTTTTTGCACCCATTCCGTCCCGCACGGATTCTCTTGTGGATAACTCTATGAATCGGACCATCGACAGGCCTTCACTAGCCCATCAGCAACACGAATTTAGCTCGTAGGTATGGCAATACTATAAAGCAGTACATTTTCTGTACAGGGAGTCGAGAGGTGGGAAATCGACGTAAAAACACCCGAAACCCCTTATAAAACGGGCATTCCGGGCGTTTTCTCTCCCTGTTCGTTTTCTGTACTGGAAAGGCGATCCCCTGTTCAGTTTCTGTACTGGAAATTCTGATCCTCGGGTACAGATTCTGTATTGGACGGGTACGTTTTCTGTACAGGGGCTTTTTTCCTAGTCTGTTGCTTCTTCCTTCCCTCCGTCCGAAGTCTTTCCAATCCTTCAGTGAGCGCTCGCTCGGCTTCACGTACCGACTCAAAAGCCCGGTAGTCGTGAGTCGCCTTGATCGCCTGTACGCCGGTTTTCGGCTGCTCGTACACTTCCACGTCCGTGAAGCGGTAGAGCGACGGCACGCGGCTCCCCTGCCGCAAGCCGCCTTCGATCGTCACGGCGATGAAACCGAGCGCACGCAGCTCGTACAGCGCTTTGGCGAGCGTCGTCGGGGCCGTCCATCCCTTATGCTTCATTAGCGACAGCGAAGCCCCAATACTGCCGTTGTTCGAGCCGTTCATCGCCATCCGCATGTCTATGTACAGTTTTACGGCAGACGGGCCGAGAACGCGCCACGCCGGGGTATTCAGCAACGAGTGATAGAGCCGGACGTGCGCCCCGAGCGGATCGGACCACCCCTTCTTCGTCATCAGCCCTCCCGCGACGCCAGCAGCAGCCCTTGGATGACCTGCGCGAGCAGTTCCGGCCGGATGCTGATGCCTTGCCGAGTCGGCACGAAGTCGCCGTCGCGATCCACGACGACGAGGCGCACGTCGACGTACCGCCGGCCCCTGTACCAGCGATGCGAGATTCGAATCCGCTGTGTAGCGCTCTTCTGAACGTCTGCGATGGTTTCGCCGCTGTCGTATGCGCTCATGCGATCACCTCATTTTGTGAGGATTGCTTAGCGTTACGCTGCTGGCCAATCTGATTCATTTCGACAGCGTACTGAGCCGCCGTAGCCGCGCCGAGGTCGACAAGCAACCATTCGTAGGTACAGTCATCCTCCAAGCGCTCTTTGATCACATGGAACAGGGCTTCGAGGCGAGCGAATTTGTCCCGCGCCTCCAGCACAGCCCGTTCGACGCGGGGCATTTTCTGGTCAGGCATGGCTGGCCTCCCGTTCGCTGACATGGCCGAGTAGTTCTTCTCCGCGCAGCGGCTCAAGATACGAGTCGTGGGCGAGCATGCGATTGCCGATGCGGAGCCGCTTGCGGTTCTTCGTTAGCGTCGTGCCGGGGGCGCCGAGTAGAGTTACATTCCATTCGGACTCGCGGATCGAGTGAAGTGCGCCGACCAAGACGATGCGGCCGACAAGAGCCGGATTCCATGCGCGAATAACGCGGGCCAAGTCGCCCGGACGGCATCGGAGGTTAGCCATGGAGCACCTCCTTGCGGGATGCCTCGAATGCTCCCCGTCCTGTACTCGCAATGTCGCCGTATTCGAGCGCGATAAGAGAGGCCTCTTTGGCAACGGTCGTGATATGGGCGATTCCATTCGCACTTGCCAGATGCTCGATCACTTTGAGCAAGTCGCTGATTCGCTGGAATCCTTCGATTGCGATATTAGACTCGTCGATGCTTTCGCGAAGCGCATCGTCAAGGCTCTTGATCGTGTCAACCATGACGCACCTCCGCTACTGCGCTCTTGATTTCATCGACCAAGTCAGCAGCCAGCCAAATAAGCGCCTCCTGATCATCGTCGTACAGCCGCTTGAATGTGACGAATCCCTCGCCGTACATGCTCGTCAGCAGCGCGCTCAATTGTGCGGCCTTACCCTCGATGGAAATGTTGCTCATGCCGACACCTCCGCTCGCGAAACAGAGCGCAGCTCGCCGAGCTCGATCGCAGCGCGTTCGGCGATGTCACTGCCAATGTCGCACATCACGCACGCGCGCATCGTGATCGAGTTCGCGCTTTGGATCACACCGAAGAGCTCTTGCAGTTGTTGGAGCTTGTTGGCGAGGTCGTCGAGCGCTTGACCGTCGAGGAGGAATTTAGCCACGCGACACCTCCGCACGGGCCAGCTTGTTGCCGAGGATGACTCGGGCCAGTGCTGCGAAGTGGTCGGCGTCCTCGGCGTCGATCACCAGATCGCCATAGTTCGTTTGGATGACGAACCCGTGCTCCATGTCGGGTACTTGCTTCGCCAGAGCGTAGCGAAGGGCGTCAATCATGTTGGCGTCACGCATGGCTCGCATCCTCCTGACGGCAGAGTTCGGCGAGCTGCGCCATCACGGCACCGCAAATGTCGAGCGCATCGAAAACGGTGGGCGCAAGCGCGGCTTCGCGCAGTGCGTGATTGATGATTTCTCGATACGAAGAGGGGAGTTGCGATTGCTCAGAACGAGCGGGGGCGTTAGCACGCATAGCGGCCTCCAACGTTGATGTTGAAAGCCCGCGCCCCACTGTCAAATGGGGTGGGCGGGCACATGACAGGGTTGACAGACCGGAACGTTGGCACCGGCGAGCGCGAGCGCTCCCCCGCCATGGCCCACCCATAGAAAAGGTGTGCGAAGGCATACGGACGTAAAAAAACCGCACTACGGCGGTCGTCCGCCAACATTTGCCGGCTGTCACCCCGGGCGGCTGTTGTCTCAGCCACAGCAAAAGTATACGCGCGCCGGTTTACGGGCTGCAAGGGCTTTTTGAAGGGGCGCATCATGTGGCCCTCCCTTCGCCCAGGATCGCGGCGATTTCGTCGGCGACTTCCGCCGGGTTGCGGTAGCCCGTCAGGCGGTAGCGCAGCACGCGCGCCGTCTTGCCGAATCGGGTCGGCACGGTTTCCCATTCGCCCGTGATGAGCCAGCCTTCCGCGCGCAGAGTCGAGATAGTCGTATTCAGGCAGTGATCGCCCATGTGTTCAGCATCGAAGCGATTCAGCGAGATTCCGCGGCGCAGCTCGAGCAACACGCGATCGATTTTGCCGAGCGGTTTTTGGGCGAGCGTCGTGTTAACATTTGCGCTCGAATTGAGATTCTTCTTGTCTTGGCTGGCCTGCGGGTCGGCCATTTTTTTGGCGCTCATCTTATGCAGCCTCCGGCATCAGGTACTTGCGGAGTTCGCCGACATTCCAGCGGGACGAGTGGCCGAATTTCTTCGCGGCGGGAATGAGCCCGGCGGCGACGCGACGCCAGACAGTCGGAACCGAGCAGCCATAGAGACCGGCGACGGTGCGCACGTCAACGTGCGCGGAATTTGGGAGGGAATCGAAAGAGATGAGCGCTTTCGAGAGCGGCAAATCTGCGAATTGGGACATCAGTATCGCTCCATAAGCACGGCGCGATACTGCCCGGTGAGTATCGCGCCGTCGTGATTCAGATTGCGACGGGCGACACAAATACTATGGATGAGTGCAGATCGGAGCGAGTAACGGAATTTTGTAAAGCTTGCTCCGGTCTGTATTAGTTCATATTGGGAGCCGGAGTCATAGTGACTACATCTTGATCCGGATCGAATTTCGCTTTTTCCTGCTCCGATTTCAGGAAGTGCGATTGCATTGCCCGGACAGCTTCCATGTCCATCAACTGTCTCGCATCTCTCGCCACAACCTTTCGAACGCGGTCCTCAAGTCCAATTTCGAATTCGTCAGGAAACAGCGCACGCCCCATGACGGTCAGCGGGATCTTCAGACCGTTGGCACTCGCCCATAGCGTTAGGTCGATATATGCCAGGACGTGCATTGAGGCCCAGCGGTCAACGTCCTGCTGAGCAAATGACGGTGCCGGGTCTGCAATGCCAAAGTTCGCGCGCGCAAGACTTAGCCAAGCGCGAAAATCTTCCATCAAATCCTTATCTGGAGCCATCAGGTCAACTTTGGAGAATGCGTATACACCGAGGTCGTCAACTTCGGAATCTGCGAACATTTTCCATTCTGGCGTTTTTTCAAGTAGCTCGAAAGCGTCTAACTTCAATTCGTAGCTGATTTCATTGAAATCCGGGGAGTACGGATTGAAGGATCGGGCCAGTAAATACGCATCTGAATACCGTTTGAACGAGTCATCGTGAAATAATTCATATGCGCGGAGTGCTTCCATTGCGGACATATCGGTAACGCGGCGAGCTGCCGCCAATGGCGATCCGTAGTTGAAATCTATCGGACCTTCATCGGAGCTTCCGCAATTGAGCCCTGGGTCATCGAATGCCTCGGCAGTGACCTCCCTCAGAAGTGCTCGATGTTGCTCATCAGGCTGGGCGTTGTTTGCCATTTCGCCTTCTATTTGAGACTTCCTGGAGATGCGGCGATAGATGTTCGCTGCCCACCAACTCAGATCCCAGGTTGCACATATCTTATATTTATTTATATCGAAATTGCGGGGTAAATCAGCAAGTGTCGCTTTCGTTGCCATTGCTTGCCCTGTAGCAGAGCCCTATTCAGGAACCGCGCCGGCCGGGTAGGGCGCCCGGTTTCGCCCCGTCGGGCTAGGCGCGGCAAAACGTTATGCCGACCTCTTGATCGGCGCTACATTCCAATCTTCATTGTGCATGCGCGCCGTTAGGTAAGCTGCCCACAGGCCGAGCGCGGCCTTTCTCTCGTCCCAATACGTGTACTGGTCGTAGATCCCCTCGACGCCAGCGAGCTTATGGTTGAGGCACATTTCGGAGATGTCGCGCGACACGCCTAGCTTGCGCATGTGGCTCTTCATCGTGCTCCGCAAGTCATGCGGCGTGAATCGCCGAATCTGCGGTTCATGATTGTTGATCCAGTAATCAATTGCTTCACGTATCGCATCTTTCGATACATGCGTGTCGCCGTCGTGCCGATCGAGGCGATTGCTCAATCGAGCCGGCAGGATGTATTCCGACGTTCCGGCTAGGTCAACCAAGTGCTCAAACCACTCGATCACGCTCGGCGCGAGCGGAATGTCCATCGCCGGACCTGTCTTGCTCGCGGGGATATGCCAGCGAGCCTCGTCGAGGTGAAGGTTCGCGCGCAGCGACGTGTAGAGTTCACTGATGCGCACGCCCGTTGCGAGCGCGATTCGCACGGCGTAAAGATTCACGTCGCGCATGTTCGCATTCATGAGCACGTTGAGTTCTTCAGGCGTCAGCATCAGGCGCTGTCGCACCGGAGGCCGCTTGCCGATGATCGCCTCCAACACGATTCCGGCACACGGATTCGCGTCGATCAACCGCTTTCCGACCGCATGCTTGAATATGGCTTTAAGCACGCACCAGAGCGTGAATGCCTCGACCCACCCGAGCTTCGTGCGCTCGATTTCGGCAACCACGTCGGCTGCGCCAACGACACGCACCGACAGCGAGCCCATGCCTCGCTCAACACGAATGAGGTTGCGGCCGTAGCTTCGCTGTGTACTGTCTGCGAGCGTCACTAAGACCCGCTCGCGATAGTCCGCGATGAGTTGCCGCACACTCCAGTCTTTCCGCGCCTTCTCCTTGCGCTTCTCGACCGCGGGATTGGTGCCTTGCTGGACTTCGACGCGCTTCGCCGCAGCGAGCTTGCGTGCGGCGGTCAGCGTTAGATCCGGATAGTTGCCGAGCGTCAGCTCGTGCCGGCGTCCGCCATGGCTGAAGCGCAACACCCAAGTTGCCGTGCCAGCGGCCGAGAGCGTGAACGTGAGCCCGGCACCGTCCGACTTTGCGACGGGCGAGCCGGCGCGCACGAGGTGCTTGAGCTCGATGTCTGAAAGTAGGTTTGTCTGGCGCTTTGCCAC